ACAAGGCCGGAGACGTAAATTTGCCCGTCAACCTCAAATTCGTTGCCAATGACGCGAATAACAGGGATGTAAGACCCCGCCCAATCGCGTTCTTCGAGCATTTCATAGCCGTTTGTCTTGCACCACTTGACCTTTTTGCGCTGTACTTTGCGCGATTTTGACGGTTTTAGGCCGTTTTGTTTCATCATCTTGTCTTCGGGCGAACCTTCGAAGAAAGATTGATTGCCGGGGTACAAATTCAGCGTTATTGGCTCGTATTCAACGTAAAAATACTCGGCAATACGGACTGTGTTCTCGTTTACCCAGTTTGAGAGCGATTGATCGCCCACGCCCGACGACATGATCGATGTAACAGGTTGCGCGTCAGGGAACAGGCGTTCATACTCTTCGCGTGTCAAATCTTCTGTAATGAAACACCACTTCGCATCCGACCCGCACGGGTCTTGGATGGTCGGGTCCATGTACACCGAGAACGAGTTACGGATACGACCGATCTTGATGTCTTGGTCGAACGTGTCGTCGTTGCAATACTCAGTCAGAAGACGGATGTAGCCTTCGCCATACGCAACTTGGTTCTCACACGCCGTATCATAGGCCACGTCAGCGTCTGACATGTACTCAATATGGCGCACAATACCATCAAATATCTCAGCCACCGCAGGGTCGGCACGATCATCCGCAGGGATAACCTTGCCACTTGGGCGGTTCTGGCGTTGGTCGTTTGTCACCTGCCGAACGTGCTGCGGCAGCTTGTTGATGGTCAGGCATGGCCGCGCATTGATCGTCTGGCCCTGCACCGAGCCGCGGGTCGCCAGCACGTCAGCCGGCCACTGCCATTGGTTGTCAGGCGAGCCTGCATAGAACCTGAGATCGTCTAGCTCGTCCTCGCGGCTGTCGGAGTACGCCCCGATTGCCATCGTAAGACGGCTACGCATCGTGTCCAGAACGTCTTTTTTATCTTTCGTGTCCAGAACGTCTTGTTTGCTGCTCATAGCGCGCCTAACAGGTTAAGTTTAAAGGGGTGGCGCAACGGTGGGGAGAGACACCGTTGCGCCGAGGGCGACTGCGAGGGGGAAGGCGTCGCCACAGAACAATTACTTGCCTTTTTTCTTTGAGGCTTCCCGCTTCATGGCGTATGCAATTGCCACACTTTGCTTTTGCGGTTTGCCAGAAGCCATTTCCGTTTTGATATTAGACGAAAACGCCTTCTTACTTGCTGATTTTTTCAACGGCATGTCACTTCTTCCGTGTTTTAGCGGATTCTTTGAACGCTTTGGCAGTAGGCGCTCCTTTAGCGCCTACTGGCCGCATTTTTTCGCCGGAGCCAGCCTTTATGCGGGCTTGTTTGGCGTGGATATTAGCATATAGCCCCGGTTTTTTGCTCATCTTAGACGCAGTGGATAATAGCGTAGTTGATGACGATAGCTTCTGACAGCGTGCCGCCCGAGATGTTGCGGAGCGTGATGCTGACTGTGCCAGTACCCAAAGAGTTAGCGAACACGTTGTACGAACCCGGTGTAGTCTGACCGCCAGAGATGGTCAGAATAACGGTATCGTTGGCACTGATAAGGTTGTTGTTCAGCGTGAACGTCGCGTTGGTCGCTGTTGCAAGCGATGCGTTGTTCATGGTGATACGACCGGCCGACTTGTTCAGCGTGACGGCTGTTGATTTGCTTGTAAGCTGAGTAACAGTGCCTTGCGCTGCGGCTGTGTAGCCAAGCTGGTTGTCAGACAACAGCGTGTCTGCGCCGTCAATGTTTTGGTCGGAATACGCGATGCCGATTGATTTAGAATTGCTCATTTAAGACCCCATCCAAGAGTTAAGGATTGCTGATTGTGACCCGAACTTGCGAGCTTGGGCCTCTTTGGTTTCACGATGAGCAACAGGATAAGCAAACGTAACTGCCAGCGCGTCGGCTGCGTCGGGGGATGCCAAACCTCTTGCCCGCATTTCTTTTTTTCCTTCAAGGAAAACTGTACCAGACGAATTAGGTTTTTTCAACGGACCTGTCAGGTCTGCTTTCAACTGCTTGTCTGCCGGCAACGCTGCCGTTCGTAACCAATCTTTCATCGCGCCCCACATCTCGGCGCGCTTGTTGCCCCACATGATCGAGTTCTTGGCTTTCCAGCCAAAGTTCACACCTTTGACTTTGTACCGCTGTTCGTTCAGGCGGTCAAGAATACCATACCCTAGCCCGCCTTCGTCCATTACAACCATTGTCGGCTTGAACTCTTCGATCAGGTCAATCACCCGCCCCACTATCATCATAGTGTCTTCGCCGTGGAACCGCTTTATCGCCACGATGTCACGACCGCGCCGCAACACAATGACCGTCGAGTCAAGCCCACCGCGTGCCGGGTCGATACCCATAATGAGCGGCGCGGTGATGTCCTTGTACTGTTCGCGCCGCATGGCCTCGTCAACCAATGCCGGGCCGATGAACTGATCGTCACCTTCCGACGGGAACTCACCATACACTTCGACCTTGGCCTGCGCCGAGTCCTCGCCATACTCGGCGATGATCTGCTCATAGACCTGCTTGTCTGTGTCCTCAACCGTTCGGGCGTCAACTTGCGTCGTAGACCAGAACGCTCGCTTGGCGTTGAAACACTCAAAGAAATACCCTTGGTTACGGCGCGGGTTGGAGAACGCGAACCAATAGCGATCCAGTATGTTTTCCGTAAAAAAGCCCGCTCCGACCGACCAGATCGCGTCCGGTATACCGCTTGCTTCGTCAAAGATCAGCATCATGCCGTCGTGGTTGTGAACCCCCGCGTACGAGTCAGGGTTCTCTTCAGACCACAATTTACCTTCCGCCGCCCAGTAACGCGTGCCCTTCTTCAGGTCGCGCTCGACCAGCTCGCACACCCATTTGGCAGGCATCAGCTTGGTTGCTGACACTTCCCACCAGTGGCTGTTAATTATCATCGCCGTCCACTTGGTCAACTCACCCCATGTGACCGACCGGAGCTGCGCTTCCGAGTTGGCTGACACAATGACCGTTGACCCAATGCGGGTCGTTAACATCCACAGGATCAGCCACGAGACTAGCGCCGACTTACCAATACCACGCCCAGACGCGACCGCTTCGCGTAGCGTGTCCATTTGGAGCTGGCCTTTGTTCTTCTTGATATGCTCGGCTATCTCGCGCAGCACTTTGCGCTGCCATGTGCGCGGGCCGGAGAACTTAGCTAACGGCGTGTTTGGCTGCCCCCACGGGAACGCAAACAAAACAAACGCTTCAGGATCGTCCGCTAGAGCCGACGACCACAAGGTCGCCATCAAGGTTTGCTCTTCGTCCGATTTGTAGATCGGTAGTTGCGCCATGCGCTATCCCCTCAATAACTCTCGACTTAGCATCCGCCAACGCCTGCGTGATAGAGATGCGTTGGTACACATCCACGGTCACTTCCTGCTTGGCCGTCCAACCGTGGCTATGCTTCAGTATCTCAAGCGCCGCCTTAGCGTCGCCTTCTTCCGCCGCTTTGTGGAGCGTCTTGGACGTTTTAAGCTCAGAGTCGGCGCGTCCTTTTAGCTCCGCCATCTCAGCCATCGGGTCCATCTGGCACAGCCGGCGATACTCGCTCGGCAGCATACCAGCCGCCAACGCCAACGAATCACCTTTCAGCCCCAACGCGGCAGCATCATAGATGCGCTGGAGGCGTGATTCTGTGGCTACAATTTCGCGTGGCTCGTAGGGCAGAGATTCAAACATGCTTATGAAGATAGCGTGTTGCCGGTGGCTTTGCAACTGTAAGGGATTGCTGTTTGCATTTTATAAAAAATAAAAAATTTTTTGCAGACCCTGCCCAAACTCACGGCCCTTTCGCTCGGCCCTACCCCCCCGTCAATCTGTAAAATGTTTTATTGCACGCAACAGAATGTGAATTAATATTGAACGAGTGTTCAGCAAGCCGGTTGTTGAACAAGTGTTCAGCAAGCCGGTTGTTGAACAAGTGTTCATTAACCTGGTTGTTGAACGAGTGTTTATTTACCTGGCAGCAAGATCAGCAATCACAGTCATTTGAAAACAAGTCGGTCGACACATTTGCTGCCAGAAACCCCACGCAAAAAGATCAGCAATCTAGGATTGCTGATCTTTTGAGGATTGCTGATCGTTAACGCATTGAAAAGCCTAGACAAAATGATTTTCGGCATGATTTTATGGTAAAGATCAGCAATTTAGAACGACGAAATAAATTGATCCGGCTCTTCGTTGGCGTCAGGCCGAAATTCGGCGCCCCATATTGTTACTGGCCTTATATATAATATTTTCATTTTCAGTATAATAAAAGAGAGACTGTGATTGCTGATAATTGGTAAATGTGTCGCAAAACCCCATGCAAACTCTAAGTTTTATTTTTTAAATCATGGTCAATCTAGTTAATTCTAAATTGCTGAACCATGACCTAAATCAATTCCTGAATTGCCTAAATATGACAATAAACCTACAATATATTTTTATTTTTTTATTTTCTGCCTTAATTTCGCCACAATTGTAAGGCATAACCTTACATACCGAAACAAAAAACTGGAGTGGATAAAATGACATTGCAAACAACATACATTCTTAAAAATTTAACCGACGACACAATAGCCGAAATCGCCACGTTACCGAGCATTGCCGCGTATGATAAACTAACAAATTGGGCTTTTGGTGATTTGAAACATTGCGTCACGCAAAAATGTGGTTCGGGGCAATTTCGTGATCGCGTTGAATGGAATCAAATTATGCGCGCAGTGACGCAAGGCGCTAAAACGTTAAGCCATAAAACTGAATCGCGTCGAGGCTATAAATTGGTTACGTTTACCGCTTGACACTCTTAACAAACAGTAATCCTATTCCTTACAATACAGCGAAAGGTACAATAAAATGACAAACGAAAATTACAACGGATGGACTAATTATGCTACTTGGAGAGTCAACCTGGAGATATTCGACGGGCTTGATTTGTCGGACATGGAATGGAAGCGCTTAGACACTTATGAGCTTAGCCAGGCGCTTAAAGAATACGCGAATGAAATTCTCGAAATGGACACTAAAGAGGGACTAGCACTAGACTATGCCCGCGCGTTCATTTCTGACGTGAACTGGTATTCTATTGCCGAATATATGCGCGACGCGTATGAACTAAACGACGATGAAAACGACGAAGAAGAAGAGGCCGCATAATGTTACGCGCCATTCTTGAAGATACTATAGAATTGATTTGCCTAAGCGCTTTTGTCGCGCTTATTTTAACCGTCGCAATCGCGATACAGTAAAGTAAAGGAACCAAAACCATGATTAAGATCACATTCGACGCACGCACGCTTAAGGCTGCACTTATCTGCACCTCAACCGATGAAACCCGCTA